GTATTATAAAGTTACTAGCCCCATCGTATATAGTCCTAGTAACTGCGATGTCTGACTTTCCCCATTGGATAGTGAATCCATTGGCATACTTCACGAACCCGCTTTCTCCAAAGCGTTGCGCCACTATTCCACCTTCGCCTAGCTTGGTTTTTATATCTTTCAGAGTAGCGACTGGATTCTCTTGCCAGTCAGTCGCCCCAAGGATTTTTGCAATCGCATCTGTAATTGCTGGATGCGATGAAATATCTGTGTTATGAGTAGATAATTGATTCTTTAAATTCTGAAGTAGCCCACCGTGAGCTCCTGGGTCCGTATTATGCGCCTCCAGATCATGCACAGAGGCTACTCCGTTATCCGAAATAACCGCTTGCACCTTTTCCGCATTGCCAATCACAGTAGTAATCGTAAATGTGTAGCTATCCATTGGCGTATTCTTATCTGGGATGTAGTCAACGTAGTTGCCCCCATTTGTGTAGGAGAAAAGCACCTCTTGACCGTTTTCACCGGCTTTTGCCATAAGCCCGATTTCTCGTGCGTAAAAACCGGCATCAAGGTTCTTATTTGATAACAGCCCTTGCACCATGAATTGACCATCACCTGTCTTAACGCTTTTAGTAATCGCTAATTCCAAACGCTTATCAGTCAATGCCGTAGCGCGTGGAATTGATGCAGGCATGTCGCCTGCACCGATAACTATTTTTGTAAAAATCAAAGCCTGCTTACTCGCATTAGCTTCCGCAATAGTATTTGTTCCCGCCATTGTAGTAATGACGGCAGGATATTTTGCCATGTAAACCTCCTATATGTGAATAAATTGGTGAACAGTAATTACGCCACCGATATAAAGCTGTTGCGTTTGTGGACCTGTCGAGATTTTAAGGCTAGGTTCAGCTACAGCACTGCCCGCAGCCGTTGCAATACCACCAACATACACACCACCTGAATTAATAGCGTGCACATATTCGATACCATCTAACCAGGACCGCTTATTCTTGACGAATTCTAATATACGCAGCACGCGCTCCCGTATATTAGGCGTCATCATATAACCGGACATCTGTAGCTTAAAATGATAAGGCTCGCCGCCATCATAAGCCCAGTTTTCCACAACCTCACATTCTGAATACAATTCGCCGATAGCTTCTTCTACTAATCCAACGGTGCCTTTTCTTCGATGCCACGCAATAGAACTCAAAATTAATTTAATCTTTTGTTCTCTCGCTACAGCTTCATCGTAGAAGTCAACGTGTAAATGCCAGGCTAACTCATCTAGTATTGGCGTGCTTAACTCATTAAGATGCGACAAGATAGTTAGTCTATCCACGAAAGGCATCAACGCCATAAGTTTCAACGTAACCACTTCAGCTAAGGCCTGAACATTAGCATCATTAGCAATCGAGCTCGGCAGCGTATCCTTTAATTTGAATTTGTAGAGATCATTCATGCTCTACACCTCCATATGTGATAGTCTTACCAGTACACTGCGCCAATTCCACTTGGTAGCCATCTTCCTTCTTGCCGTCTTTCACAACGGTAAATACAGGGGATGTCACGCTAACACGTTTAGCCCCGGCCTCCATTACACGTCGAATCAATTCAGAGGGAATGATGTCGCGCCCTACTTTTCCGGATTGCCATTGTATATAATCCGTAACCGCCGCATCGACTCTACTCTTAATCGTGTCAGCGTAATACGAATTATCCGAATCAATGTAGTACTGAATAACGATACTATAATTCTTAGCAATTGGCGCTTTTACAGATACATTATCGGTAAGGGGCCGCACCTTCTTATCGGTGAGCGAGGCTTCCACTAATTTAAGAATTTCTTCTCCGGCAATTTCACCAGATACAAGACCAGGATATACAACTACATCTCCCGGCTTAGGTGATACTACTTTTACAGAACTAATAAGGGCTGATGCTTTTTTAGTGAAAAACTCATAGGCCCCTTCGGCCCCTGCACAAGAGAAGCTTTCAGGTGCTTCCCTAATACGTTCACGGAACGCATCGTCCGTCTCCGTATCGGCGCCACCTTCAGAGATTGTAATATTGGTTACACTTGCGATATACGGAATCGGATCAACAAGAGTGGTAATCGCCCCTGCTAGATATCCATTCCCTTTAGCTGAAGCTTCTGTGCATACCGCCTTTACTTGTATCGTGGTTTCATTAGCCGACAAGTAGTAAGGCTCAGTAGTCGCAAAAAACACGTTATCACCTGAAGTAAAGCGTGTACCTTTTGGAATAGCTATGCCTTCGGGCCTTGCCATTGATGCGGTTAACTTCATAGTTGTGACTGCGCCCGTAGCTTGTAAGCGTTCCACCCCTAACGCAATGCCGATATGGTCTAAGTTATTTCCCCTGGCATAGGCCAGAAGATTCTGCTTGCCCGTATCGTTGATGCGATTTAACAATAAAATCACAATATTAGTAATCGTTAATAGAAATAAGCGAATAGGGTCCGCCGGTGCTAACTTTCGCCCAGTAACAGAGGTGTAGAGGGCGAATATTTCCTTTTCAACGGCTTCTTTATCCGCCGTGACAAAGTTGATTTCAGGTAAATTCATTATTATCGCCTCCACGGTGGTAAATTAATAGTCGCCCTTATATCCACATCAGGGCATTTCAAAATAAGGTTAGCGGGCAATATCACATATTGAGCGTACTCTTGGTTAGCTTCTAGCAGTACATTCATGTAAGCTTCGTTGCCATACACTTTAAACGCGATACCGTCCCACATATCTCCTTGGATGGTTCTATATTGATTCATAGCCACCTACACTTTCTAGCCATTCATCTTTTATAGCAATCGATACCTTAGGCAGCAAATGTCCTTCTTCCGCATCAGTTGCTTCTGTACTTTCAAAGTCAACGGACACAACTCTACATCGTGGCTCGTATTCAGTAATGGCCCGAATCACCTCTGCAGATATTCTGGCCATTGCTACTGGTAGAGGTAAATCAATAACGGTGCCATCTATACCGAATCGCCTATCAAGCGGTACAGAAAATTGCGTTGTAGAAATAATGGTTCGCACATTTTGAATAATCTCAGTAAGAATATCCTTCGGCGCAAAATCAATGCCATCAAGACGAGCGCTTACGTCAATTTGCATTTGTATCGCCTCCTTGTTTAGGTGTGATCACAACTTTAGGTATATCAGGCGCCTCCTTCAGCGTCACATTAATGGATGCGGATAATACATTGCCTCGATTATCGATCGTATTCATCGCAGCGCTTATACTGGTAATCAGTAATTTGTGTTCACTAAATGGCTTACCATTAATAATCAACTGTTCGGCTTGTCCTTCTCGGCACATCTTGGCCACTTCTTCAATTTCTTTTAGAGGGTCAATGCCCAATAGCTTATTAAAGTTCATCGTAAAAGAAATATCATCCGCATCAGGTCCCAAGAATTCAAGTATTGGTTTCTGTCCTATGATTTCGTGGGACGCTGTTCGAGCGTTGATATTCCGTGCCAATGCATCGAACGTACGCACTGTATGAGAAGATGCCACAAACACTATTTTCCCAAAGCTTCCTAATTGGCGTTGCGGGAGGTATCCTCCCAGGCCAAACTTATCCGCTAAATTAGATAGGCGAGAGTAAGCCACATCGCCTAATTGCGTATTTTGTAAATTCTTTAAACCCTGTGAATTAAGGTTCTTCTTATAGTTGGCGGCAGTACTGCCTAATTTACTAAATAATGATATGTTACTCACCTCCTATCAATTCGGCGTGCCTGTGCTTCCTCCACCAGGAACAACACCGCCGTGCGTATGTGACACTAAACTAATTCCGTTAACCACTACATCCCCTGAAGGAGCATTAATAGTTAAATTACCGGTACAATTAATAACAAGACCTCCTCCGTCCGCATCATAGGAGACGGTCGAGCCGTCCGCAAATTTGATGCCGTGGATATTCTGCCCATTAAAAGAGGGCTTATCCTTGGCATTATACGTAGTGCCTAAGATGTAGCCCTGGGACAAATTATTATCTTGTGGTAGGAATAAACATAATACCTGTTCGCCAACACCGGGCATCCAGTAGTGTTTATTATTTTGTGATCCGTGCGAAAGTACTTCAAGTGGATACGATACTAAATCGTCACGGTCCGGAAATGTTACCCTTGCCGTCATGGTAGAGGGGTCCGTACTAGATACGATACCATCACGAATTAAATTTTTTAGCGCTACACTAATATCCATCTAGGCACCTCCTTATATCTAGGCTTTGTGTATATCCGCCCCCTACCTTATGGGAGCATTTACTAATGATATACTTACCGTCGAATTTACCGAATCCTTTTAAATTGATTGTGGCTGATGCGGCCAATACGATATGGCCAAGCATCGCAACAGAACCAGTAATTTCATTCTTGTTCTTTTCACGTAGCTTTTTCTTGGCCAAACGTTCCGCCTCCGCCTGTGTTTCACAACTTTGGTTAACTTGCAGTATCTTACCTTGCGTTTTGTGCGGGTCCTTAAACGTATATTCAATAGTACTCTTTTGCTTAGTGCTCTTATGTTTCACGTGACAGCCCCAATACACATCCTTTAATGACGTCTTTAGAGAATAGCTACCTTGATAAGGAATGACTTCCCCGAGCTCCTTAATTTGTTCTTCTGTAAGGTCTGTAGGCATTGGCCCCTTAATTAGCGTTGCGACTACTTTTTCTGTTTCAAATTTTGTTTCATCAAAAATAATCACTTGCTTGTCTGAAACCTTTAACGCTAGCCCATTATCTTTACAGACTTTCATCAAGAATTCTAAATCAGATTGGTCCGACTGCTCGACCCTATCTAATTTGATTGTTTCGGGTGTATCATAAAACAATTCAAGCCCCGCCCCTTTTGCGAGCTCCTCTGCAACAGATTTGAGCGTAGTCTTCTCCCATGACTTACTCTTTAATTCCCCTCTTAACTTGGATTCATCTGGAACACTAACAGCCCCTATAGTGACCTCGTGCGGTGGGTTTTTACAAGTAATTTCATCGATTTCAAACTGCCCGCATTTCATTTCTATCTCGTCTCCGAGTTCATTCCAGTTATGGAATACGATTGATGCGGTTAACTTCGCCCCTTTTTCAGGGAACCAATCGGACGTCCAAAGCTCTTCTATATCATGTAAAGTGATTGATATATCGTCAGCTTCTCCGGACATTACATCGTTAAAGCTGAAATCCTTTAAATAAGGAACCAGGTCTTGTGTAATGTCCTTTTGGTCATACTGCAGTTTGACAGTAACATAGCGCAAATTACTAGGCATAGCTTACACGCCCTTTCCGGTTTTGGATTTCGGCAAGGCGCGCCTCTAGGTCATCCATTGCGCCACCTACAGCACTTTTAATTTGTTGTACAGCACTTGCATCAGCATCACCATTAATAGTAATGTTGATTGGCGCGGATACAGATACTGCAGAGTTGCCTTCACCAGGGAAAAGCCCCATCATAGCGCCTGTTTGACGCCATAATGCTTCGGCCCTTGGTGTACCATTGATAGGAATCGCAGCTTCATCAGATTCTTCGGCAAACGTAGTAAGGAACGCGCCTTTCCCATAAATACCGCCTTTCGCGTTATGCTGTACAGTTTGCCCATTCGCCGTTGCAGTGCCTTCTACTCTAGCTTGAATCGGCTTACTGAAAATGGATCTAACCCATTCCCATTTTTCACTAATCCAATCAAACAACCCTCCTAGCTTACTCATAACCCAATCATAGAATTGGCCGAGCGCTGCTTTAGGGTCTTCCCATAATAGAGTGAACCAGGCTTTCACTTGGTCCCAGTTAGCAATTAACCCCATTGCCGCATAAATCAGCCATCCTATAGGACCGGCCATGAACGCGATAATGGCAGCTGTAGGGGATTCCCACATCGATGTACAGAAGTCGGACACAATTTCAAAATGAGTAACTAACCATGCCAACACGCCAATTAATGCTGCAATAGCTAAGATAACCAACCCTATCGGATTGGCACTCATTGCTGCATTCAACGCCCATTGCGCCGCAGCGGTTGCATACATGGCGATACTACTTGCTATCATACCTGCTCTATGGATGCCCGATGCGATTACGTTGCGCATAGTTGCTACACGTTCTGATTCCATCATAAGCCGATAAGCCGCATGTGCCGCCGTTACGCTGAAGTAAACTGCTTTCACTGCTTTATAGGCAATTACCATCCCCGCTACAGCAACACTTGTTTTGATTATGGCTTCCGTAAGCTCCGGATGTTGCCCCGCAACCTCAGCGACGTAAGCAGCTTCATTTGCAAGAGATTCACCTAGTTTTGCTAGAGTAGGTAACATTGTGCTACCGATTGCGATTGCTACTGATTCAGTTGCAGATGAAAGTTTAATTAGTGCTCCGCGTGCATTATTTTGCATCGTATTAGCCATTTCCTCAGCAGCGCCGTCACTGTTTTCGAGTTCCTTCGTTAAATTATCTAACGCATCAGGTCCTTGATCAATAACAGATACCCAAGCTGATGCGGCATTGGTACCGAAGATAGTCGCAAGCGTAGCAAGCTTTTGTTCCTTACTCATATCCTTGGTCTTATCTGCTAAGTCGCGAACGATAGCGCTCATCTTGCGTGGCCCATTGGTATCATTCATAGCAATACCCAGGCTATCTAATGCGGCTCTTGCCTCTTCTTGTTGTGCCGTTGCTTCACTTAATGAAAGCCCCATTTCCTCAATCGCTTTAGTCGATTTAGAGGAAGTACCCGCTAAACGCAAGAACCCTGAACGTAATGCAGTACCGGCTGCAGATGCCTTAATACCGCTATTGGCCATAAGCCCAGTAAGTGCAGCCGTTTCTTCTAAACTTGCGCCAAAGGCATGCGCTACTGGTGCGGCGTACTTCATTGTTTCGCCCATCATCTCGACAGTTGTATTTGTCTTGGTGGTAGTCTTAGCGAATACGTCCGCCATATGCCCTGCGTGTTCAGCACTTAATCCAAACGCAGTAAGATCATCGGATACGATGTCCGCAGTACGTGCCAAATCCGTATTACTAGCTGCTGCTAAGTTCAAAAGCCCTGGCATACCTGCCATGATTTGTTGAGAGTTCCAACCAGCCATGCCTAGATATGTCATGGCTTCGCCTGCTTGTGTGGCGGAGAACATAGTTTTTTGCCCGAGTTCGCGAGCGGTGGCCGTCAATTGTTGCATTGCCTTATCGTCAGATACAGTGATTGCCTTTACCTTTGACATCACTGCTTCAAAGTCTGCCGCTTTAGATAGCATCCCGACGAGAGGCGCGGCCATTACAGCAGTAGTAGCCATAGTGCTACCTAAATCACTACGAGCACTTTTAGCATTAGCGTCAGCGGCAATTTTATTTTGCATTGCTTTTCTGAGTTTTGCGTCTTTAGCTGCCGTTTGGTCTAGCGCCTTACCAACTTTCTCCGTTGCGTTGCGGTAAGAGTCCATGGAGATAACGCCTTGCCTTAATGCAGAATCCAAAGCCCTTTGTTGCGCTTTCAACTCGGTCATTTTAGAGCCGTATTGCGTCAACGTACCCTTGGCTTGCTGCATCGACGTCTTAAACCCTTGGGCTAAGGCGCCGTTTATTGCAAAAGCAATCTCAAATACTTTACCCGCCATAGTTCCTCCTTTCTTTTAAATTTGTTTACGCAAAAAGCGCTTGATGGATTAGTCCTCTTCCTCCCTCAAGCGCTTTTCATCTTCAAGAACAAATTCTAAATCGTCTATCCAATCTGCTATTTCAGCGATTGGGGTAGACATCCAAAAGTCTATGCCTCCGCACTCTCTAAGTCGGATGGCAATCCTTCGGCATTGTTGTCCGGGAGAAGTCCCATTTTCTCTACCGAACCACGCAATAAAAAAATGCTTACCTCTGCACACATCTCAGTGAATTCAGAGATTGGCATTGTCATTAATACCTTTGCACTTTCTTTTAATGCTATGGCGGCAACTTCTGCCTGAAATCGTTTAGAGAATGTAACATCCGGAGTCATATCGCCTTCACGGCGGACACGAAGTTCCGCCTTTGTGAAGTCAAACCCAGTTAAATTGTTTAAGCCGTCAATTAGCTTTTCGCGATCATATGTAGCCATTATTTACCCAATGCCTCCCTTACGGATGCTAAGTAATCAACACCATTGATTACACAAACATAGTTGAATTTATCAATTTCAGTACGAGTTTTACCACCAACAGTCATTTTGAAATATACAATTTCAAACTCTGTAGAGGTATCGGTTTTACTTGCCTGTTCAAATTTGCCAAGACCGATTTTCTTAGGCATCACTTTGGCATATACGCTGACCGCTTCAGGTACTAATTCACCTTTTGCGGAATCATATAATTGTTGTGCGCCACGAATTTCGATATCATGCACCTTTTGACTAGCAAGGTCTGTCACATCTTTGTCAATGGTATTCCATTTAATGGACATGTTCATTGCCTTAGTTTGACCGAGTACACCCAAATCAACTTCGCCGGCAATGCCCGCGCCTTTGATTGTGTCGCTGATAAATTCGATATCAGGTAAGGTTACATCGGCGTAACCATATAATTCTCTGCCAGAGCTAAAAATGGCAAAGTCAATCAACTTGTCTCTATGTTTAGCCATGAGTTACCTCCCTCTTAATTAAATAATGTGCTCATGTAAGACGAATCATATTCTTGGATGAAATCGATTTCACGGGCCGGTGTTGGCACACCTAAATATACATGGAATCGATAAATTCCGTTCAACAAATCAGTTATTGGGTTTTCAGATTCCAAAAATTCAACACGGGCGCCAAGAAGTGCGCCAGATGCTACGTGCCCATTTAGCCAAGCGTTGGCACTATTTACGACGTTATTAATCAATCGTTTATTCCCTGGGTCGTCAATTTTAGACCAGAAGGATGTAATCAGCGTGTTAGATACCCAGTTAAACATACGACGTACAGGGATAAAGGAATCCTTAACATCTGTATTAGATGGGTAGGCCGTTGTACGGTTGCCCCAGGCTCTCCATCCGCCGATGAAATTAAGTGCAGTAACGACACCTTGACCGTTCAAATACGCGGCTTCGTCTGGACCTAGATAGATTTCAGTACCGTCTTTCAACACAGCGCTATCCGCTTGCAAGGACTCATTAGATGGAGACTTGTAAGGGATATCGTCATACTTAGCATCTGTCTTAGCCATAAGACCTGCGAGTTGTGTGGATAAATGGAATTGACGATTAGCTAATGCTACTTTTGGCCAACATAAGATTTGACGTTCATCGACGTAGTTCTTTTTATTTTTCCATTCGCTAACTGCAGTTGCTTTTTTAATTTCATCGGTAGGGGCATCACATAAGGACATAGCTTGAAACATACCATTAATAGTAGTTTCCTTTGCTTTCATTACAGCCGCTACAAGTGTATTATGGGACCAACCTGGCGCCAATAAATTGCCGGGGATTAAACCAAATCGTGGGAATACTTCATTGATAAGTTCCAAACCTTTTCGCTTGCCTTCAGTATCCACACCGCCGACGATATCATCTGCCGTTACCATAGATGGGTCCACGTAATCATAAGATACCCAAACAGATGTTGCGCTTTTGAGTGCACCGGTAGCTACGATGCCAATCAACAATTTGCCTTCATCGTTAAATGTCGCAGTATAATCAACATTGATAGTTGACGCCGCTCCGCCATTGGTAGCAGATACCTTTAACGTATTGAGTAATACAGGGTCTTCAATTGTCACGACTTTATCCTGAATTTGTTTTTGCGTAGACGCTAACGTCTTCTTATGTTTCTTCGGATCAAGAACATTGATAAAAACTACTGGCGCCATCCCGAATAAAGAGAATTGAGAATACATCGCTTCGCACAATGTGTATTTATCCCATTCTTTGGAGTACCCAAATTGAGTAGTGGCAGATGCGTAATTGTAGCACAATACGGCTTTATTAGCTTCCGCTGGGTCCGTGGCCAAATGCACAGGCGCAGTACCAATATAAACAGGTAAGGCCGCCGTAGCTTCTGTCATAGAAATAAGAGAGGTAGGAACCTCTCTTGTATAAATTCCGTGTCTATAGTTTCCCACTATCTACGACCTCCTTTTTTAAATTCAAGGTAAGCGGTGTTCATTGCCGTACCTTCTGTTGCTAATTCTTGTTGTGCCTCTGCAATCCTATTGATAGGCACGAACAATAATCGTAGCATTGCTTTATCTTCACCTACTACAGCAGGAATACCGTCAATATAAACGGTACCTGTTGTAAGACCTAGTTCAGCACTATTAGGTCCTAAGTAGATTACTTGTTTAGCATCTTTAGTTTTAACTGTTGTTTCCGCAATTTCTGTTGTTTCATTTACAACTTCAACTGGTGCATCATCTTTTGCCATTAAATAATCATCTCCTCTCGTATTTGTTCGATATCATATTTAACTGTCATAAATCCCTCCCAATACGGATAGGCTTGATCCGGAGGGATGTCGGTATCAATTCCGTGTTTATCATCCATTACTAAACGGTACCGCTTAGCAATAACGGGATGGGCCAGTAGCGCTTGCCTTGTGGTTTCTAAGAAATTGGTAATCTCCATCCAGCCCTTTTCCACATCCTCAGAGTACACACCGTGGATTAGAAACAATTGGACAGTTGACCCCTGCAAGGTATCTTCAATCTTATTAATTCGAATAACAAGGTGCGGATATTGGTCCTCCTTGGATGATTCTTTCATTTTTAAAAATCCCGGTACAACCAATAAAGGATTCCCCTTTACTTGTGCATCGTCGCTAAAATAGTTAGCATGCACTTGTTTTAGGAACGCCCCCAAATCGGTTGCTAATTGCGTAGGTGTCATCGATTACCCTCCTATTAATGTGTCGAGTGCGAGTTCCATTTGCTTTTGCAATTCCTGCTCTGCTTTATTCCCAACAAAAGCGGATATCTTGGCATCACCCAATATGCTTGGTACCGAAGGGCCGTGAAATTGCCCTATCGGATACCTGTCTGCACCCTTACGATACATCGCCCCGATATGTCCACTCCTCATACGAGCAATAAAAGCATTAGGGATTGGCCCTCCGCCACCGTTCCGCATTACTTGCGCTTTGACTATGCGCCCTCTCCGTTTAGGCGGACTTTTTGGCGTAACTCTGAATTTAGTAAGAGCTATCGGTCTACCCTTTGAACGAATAAAGGCAGATAAAGTCATGCCTGCCTTATCCACCTTTATGGTTTTATTGATATTCGCTTTAGTAATCAGGTAGTCCTCGTTAACACGATCAACTATCGCCTTTTTGATTTTAGGTAACGCTTTATTGATAGCTTTTGCTGTGGTCTTTGGCGTACCGACGACCATCGCATCTATCTTAGCTAGCCCATTTTTCAGCCCTTTTATGTCAATAGTTACACTCACGAGTTATTCCCCCTAAGGACAATGCTTAGTATACCCATGTCATCTTCGCATGATTGGACCATCATAATGCGGCCGTTAAAGCGAAAGATTTGATTGTACTCTGGCACTTCTGGTAAATCCCGCTTGGCCACGTGTACTATAATCGTATCGTAAATCAACCCATCAATATCCTGGCCCATGATTTCGACATGCTGCTTATCGGTAAGACCTTCCGCCACTGCATAGCACTGCGTACCATTTAGATTATGTACTTCGGCAAATTCATTGGAATTGATAAACACCTTTTCAATGTCATTTTGCGCAAAGTCCTTAAATCCCATGATTATTCACCTAAGATGTCGATGAGTTCTTCACGAGTAGCGTTTTCAGGAACATCCAATTGTTCAGCAGATGCCATTACGCGAAGTGCTTCATCGGATAAGAGTTCCAAGTTGACGTCCGCATCAGAAGCAAGAATATCGGAAATCATGTCCGCCTTTGTGGCTTTGCTTGCAAAGTCAAGACCAATAGATTTACCATAACCAGCGATATCCGCATTCGTCATAACGCCAAGAGCTTCGGCTAACGAGTCTTCTGCATTGTTTTTATCATCACCAACTACAACCGCTGCGCCTAAACGAATTAGGCGCTGTTCTTCTTCTACAGTTAAATCGGAGATGATATCACCTGGATTATACACATAATCACCGGTGTTAATCGCGTGCTTTGCTTGTACAGGCATTAGTCTTACCTCCTTTCAATTACAATACGTCCGCTACGAAGTAGGAATCTACATCAAATGGAACGTAAATAGGGCGAGATTGTAATTCTAAAAACGCCGCGTCAGGGTCGCGAGTAACCAATCGACGCATTACGTATTCCCCTTCATAGGTTACAAAGTCCATACCTTCGCCAGGGATGATTGTATTTGCGCCATACAATTTAGTGAATTTGGCCATATCAGAAGCAACCAACAATTTACCAGTAGCTACCATTTCCTTTTCTTGGCCATCCGTAGGGTCTACGTAATAGTTATCGTAGGTAAACACGTTACATTGGATTTGGCCACCCATGAAACCTACATATACAGCACCTTCCGCCATTTGTTCGAATTGCAAAAGGCCCATTTCTGTACGACGATTATCGAACAATGCCAAGATTTTTTTATCAGAAAGCATTACTTCTAATGTTTCAGAGTTCATAACCAATGTATTAGGGTTAAAGCCAGATGCTTTCAAGCATTTCTTTTTCCATTTAATGATGTTGGCCACAATTTCTGCTGCAGATTGACCCCAGCGGGCGTTGCCTGCCAAAGTTTCTTTATTTGTAAAGTTAAAGTCTACAACATCGTCAATGCCTTCACCTTTAATATGAGCTTGGCCGTTGAATAACACTTCTGCCGCCATAACTTCTTGAGAGCGCACCAAGTTATCTTTCAATTCTTGTGTATCTTGCGCTAAAAGTTGGATAGCACGTTCTTCAGGAGATACCGTACCAACAAATGGCTGCTCACCTGCTAACCGAACCTTGATATCGTTTTCAGTAATGGAGCGTTTTTCTTTCTTTTGTGCCGGTTTGTAAGTAGTTGTAGTCACGCCAGTGCGTTGAGATAAAGGCGCTGTAGAGTTTGGTGCTACCCAAGGCGTAATAGTACGGCGGCCTTTTACAATGTCAAAAGAAACTGTTTCTGTTAAGAATGTTTTTGTATCTTTGAAAAATAAGTCTTTCAAAAAGGATGGCACATCGGGAGTACGACGAACCACCGCAGCTAGTGTTTGAGGTGTGTAAATATTATCCATGTGTCCTCCTTATTAACGGAAATAAATATTGCGGGCTTCCGCTTTCGCTGTGAAGTCTTCCGCTGTTTTGCCAGAAGCAAATACTAAATTCGCTGTAGCAAATTCACCTGTTACAGCAATTTCGGCTACTACATCGCCTTTCGTAGCATCAATATCAGCTAACGCTACACCGTATACATCTGTATCCGCACGTTTAGCTTTTTTAGAAGTAGCTTCTAATTCTAATACTGTGCCTGCCTTAATTACTGCAGCATCTTGACCGATTGTTACTTTTTTTGTAACGACTGGCATTTGCGTGCCAGCGATTAGAGGTTTATACTCTAATTTTTGTTCTTCCACGTATGGCATATTGTCTGCCCTCCTTATTTCTTATTGCGTGCTTTCATTACACGATCAACAATTTGCATTGTTTTTTCAGAATCATCGATATCCTCGTCAAGCACTTGACCAGGGACCGTGTCAACTTGATTAGATGCATTGTTAGCATCTTGCACTAATTGCTGTAATTGATTAGTTGGTTGTTCAGGTTGTGGCATATTGAGTAATTCAACAGCTACATCTTGAACAGTAGCGTATGTTTCGTATTTAGCACGATTGATAACTTCCGCGCGTGCTTCGTTATTAATCCCATCAAGGGCTTGTAAACGTGCACGTTCAGCAGCAACACCCGCATTAAATACTTCATCATATACTTCCGCATAATCTGTACGTAACAATTCAGCAGTTACTTCCATTGGTTCCTCTCCTTTCTCTTCATATTTATCAACAGGCAACCCTTTGAGCACATCCATACTCATCGGTAAGCCATTGACAATTAAGTCAGTGCCTTTACGGCAGGCAACCATTTGCAAGGATTCATCTACACTTGTGCAGAACCCTTTCTCCAATGCTTCCCTTGCTGTTAACCAAGTTTCATCATCCATCATGGTTGCGATTTCTTCACGAGTTAGCCCTGTGCGTGCTTCGTAAATATCGATAAGATTTTCTTTGGTTTTGCGTAACGATTCCGCAGCTTTCTCAAAATCATCTGCTTCACCAAATGCATATGAGCTTGGGTTGTGAATCATCATTTCACTACCCAGTGCCATATGAATTTCATCGCCTGCCATTGAAATAATAGAAGCAATGGATGCCGCTAGGCCCTCGATAATAACAGATTTCTTATTTTGTAAAGCTCGCAATCGGTTGTAGATTGTAACGCCTGCTGATACTTCGCCGCCTACAGAGTTAACATGTAGAACGATGTTTTGAGATGGATCCAACCCTTGGAGTTGTGATAGTACGTTAGAAACGCCTGTATCCTCGTCCCAATAACTGGCTCCATTCACGACTACGCCGTAAATATCGACGTCAATCGTCTCCGCTTCCTGAATCAGATTTAGCGGAGTTCGAATTTTGAACTGAAATTTGTTGTCCTTGTTCATTCAACAAGCCTCCTTCATCCATAGATTGGTGTTCACGAATACGTTGTGGTAAGATTTCATTTTCATAATCCATGCCCGTAAGCTCTGCCGCTTCCTTAGCACGAGTACTAAATGCATTCTTAACACGAATTTCTGCCGCGGTAGCTTCCTTCTGCGGGTCTAATTGACCTTGAGAAGGTCCGTACCACTCAGCACCTAGCCACGCCTCTCGGATGATTGGATCATCAAAGAAACCTGGTGCATCAATGCGACCTAATAGAATGGCCATCGTAAGCCACTCCTCGTAAATAGGATTGCAAAATTGAGTAATAAATTCAGCACGTTGCGTTTCAACAGACTTCCAATATTCGAGTAACGCCGCTCTTGATGCGGAGTAACTTTGACCAAAGTGCTTAACTAAAATCTCATATGGAATTTCTAGCGCCGCACCTACGTGGCTAATAAGTGAGGACGTAAAGTCTGCAAAGCTCGTTGGTATTGGCGTTTTTTCAGCTACATTCACTTTTTCACCTGGCGCCAAGACATTTACTGTGCCATTGCCTAATTCGATTGTTTCGTCGTTTTCAGCATCCACTTGATCGTCTTCGTCAATCGCAGTCCCTAGCGACATGTCGTCCGGTGCTTCCGATTCAATGAAGATTGCCATCAAGGCATTAACTAATACCTTCATAACTTCCGCATCATTGTACCGGCTAAGCACTTTCAAATCCTCGATTACCGGAGACAATATAGGGATGCCACGCAACTGGCCACTTCGCTCAATCGTCATAACCTGGATAATATTACGCCGCCCGGTTTGTGTGCCGTACTTCGGAATATATGTGTAGTCATGATCATCGTTAAAAGAGTTATACAGCTTATTTAATACGTAGAAGCCAACGGCGGCGCCATATTTATTAAACTTAACGCCGTGAATGACGTCGTTATTCTCGTCTTCTTCTCGTCCCATATATTTAGGCGGAGAAGCTACAAGAATCGATTCAACAATCTGCAATCGCAACGGGTAAGGATTCTTATCCGTTTGATTAAACAGCAGTGGTAAATTTACAAATGAATCGCCGTACAATAGTTTTTCATAATACACTAGAGCCTGAATTCCGTAGAAATCAGTCTGTTCGCGTGCATCGCAGTGCTTCGCCCACATTGCGAACTCACGTTCGGTCTTCCGTTCCCATGCGTTCTTTTCTTCAAACGTTAACCCCAATTCCTCATAACGGATATTAGCTTTAAACCTTAGGCCCGGACCGATAACATTGGTTTTATTCGTCTTTAGTGCACCAGCTGCAATTGGTGTACCTTGTTGAAGGTCTACAGACCTTGCCCGTAGCATCCTAAAGTTAGCATCGATATCGTGCCTTGCATCTTGAGAGTTAACCTGGTACCCTTTGGCGCTGGATTTAAAACTATTAGCGCCGTGATTAGAATAGCCTGAGTTTGTTTTACTCCCAGAATATTGCGTTGCTTTGTGCCTACCTGCTGCGGTTTTCATAAACTGTTTCTTACGTTTACTCATATATCCCGCGGAATGACACGATATGCACGACGTCGAGGTCTATTCTCGAGCCTTGCTACTTCATTACGCCAAAAGTTGATGCGGTCTTTCACCTCTTGCACATTCGCACGAGTTAACCGGCGATTACCAATGGTGTACTCTTTGCCCGTTGCCAATGCTAAATCCGCCTCTAGCCACGCCTGTAAATGCTCTTTTGCCTCATATATTGTCCATTCTGCCATCCTTTCACCTCCTTTCAGGCATTAAAAAAGCGCCCATGTTGAGCGCTTAGACTTGTGCCATGCATAGATTGGAACATCATGCTTATTAAAGCCTGTGTTTCCACATCCGTGTGGCACAATATCTCCATATGTTTGATGTCATGAGCTGATATATTTAGACCTTGCCTATATTTATATAGAAATTCAGGCATTGCCTTTTCTATCATTAAAAATAAATAATAAGGGATTACGTTTCGTGGTTGAATCACCACATATTTAGCATCAACCTGTTGCGCGGTATCTAAATACACCAATTCCCCTTTACTTGCAGATACTTGCAAGCAAATACAACCTTCCGGATACATTTGATTCTTCTTAGGCCGTCCCAGTATATCAGCAACTTCCGTAATTTTAAATTTCTTGTAATTTTTTAACATTACACAAACATCTTTTGAAGTAGATACTTCTTAACATCTTCTATTTTTTTTATCACAGCTTCTTGCTCCTCGACTGTACACGCGCTATCAGACGATACCAAAAACTCTGTAAATTCTTTTACAAATTCATCATGCTCTTTTTGTGAATCGGGATCTGTACAAACTAATTGCTTTAACATCTCCGCAATTTCTAAGCCCAAAATACGGCTTTCTCGATTAATTTCGTTTAAGTCCTTAGCAAGCTGTACCGCATCTGGTATTTCTTCAGGCTCAAAGCTATCAATATAGCGTGGAATATTCAGATTATAGTCATTGTCTAAAATAGTAGACATGCTAATGTTACTAGAATATCGCTCTATATCCGCCCTGTCCTTGTACGCTTTAATTACTTTTTCCACCTGTTCGGCGGTCATTATATTTTTATTTTTGTTTTTAACAAAATCTTTTTGCGCATCGATAAATAAAACGTCTTTATTAGCGCGATTTTTCTTAAATATCAATACGCACACGGGTATACTTGTATTTGTAAACAGATTAGAAGGCAGTCCTATTACCGCATCAAGTAAATTATCCTCAATCAGCTTACGTCGTATATCGCCCTCTGCCTGTCCTCTGAAAAGCACACCGTGCGGCAAGATAAAGGCAGCTGTGCCAGAAGCATTTAACGAATAAAGCCCATCAAGTATAAAGGCAAAATCAGCTTTACTCTTTGGGGCTAATTTATAGCCCTCAAAGCGTTCATCCATTTGTGGAATCCAAGATTGACTATACGGAGGATTACTAATCACGGTATCATATTTTTTACTTCCTAGCATATCTACTTTAGCTACTTGGCCAAAGCCAGATGCTGCAGATTCCACTTTATAGTACGCAAGCTCTTCACCAGTAAGAACGTTCTTCTCTACTACTTCAGCATCTATATTAGCTATTAGTAGATTGAGTAGCATAAAGGCTATCGCATTTTTTGAATACTCTTCAAGCCTTAGTGTCACTGTATTATCCGACTTAAATTTAGCCAAAGATAATCCACCTATTCCTGCGCACACATCGCGAACATCACCGCCCGGGGTAATGCCTCCCATTATATCTAGCACACATTGTGGCGTGTAATCTTGCATATAATTTTTTCTATCCGCGCTATGTTCTTCAAATTCAGCAAGTAACGCTTCATACGAATAGTAAGGCTGTATCGCCTTTAAAAGTACCGAACATGTATTCGAATCTAGCAACGCCTTTGTTAGAGCGGTAGGTATTTCGTGTACTTCACGAATATTTAATTCTTCCATAATCCTTTGTAGGATTGTCATAATCGTATCCCTCCGCCTCTAATGCGTCGTCTCGTCCGTTTCTTCGGTGCCTCGCCCGCTTTCACTCCTCGCGCCGTATTCTGATACGGCGTATACTCTTCCTTACTATTCCGAGCCTCTAATGCATCGAAATTTGGATTCATAATAGCAATAGCAGCTTGATTGTAGTTTCTAATATCAAATGGTTCATTTCTTTTACGTCCTGGGCGTAGCACCCATTGCTCTTTGAAATGGCCATTAACTAATTTAGACACTTTCATTTCTGCTAATAGGCCCTCGAAGTATTTCTTCCCATACCCTTTTTCATGGTCTTTTGGGAAATGGCAATACCTCGGCTGGCCCTTTTCTTGGTTTAAATCGCTATAAATTTGTTCCTTGCCCGTATCTACGCCAAGCTTAAATAATTTAGTTTTGTACTTTTTCAACTTTGTAGGCAGACCATCAATCAAGTCTTTACCTGCACCGCCTACGCCCTTAATAGGGTAAACGCGCTTATGCCATCTAGTTGAGCAGTACTTATATACCGATTGGGTCTTACTACCTCCGGAGTCAATACACGTAACTGATACGCCACGCTTTCTGCCGTCTGCATAAGACCATGTACGGTTTAAAATAATATCATCCAATTCTTTCCATACGGCGTCATAGGCAGGGTCTCCATATAATCTGAAGTATTGTATACCCCAGCTCTCATAATCTTTCCCCCAGCCAACGATTTCACACTCTAAGCGGTCATCCTGGGTATCGACGCCACAGGTTAAGAGTAGTACTCCGTCTGGTAGCTCCGCTCCGTAGTCCTCCCTGCGTTCGTAAAGTTCTTCCGATTGCAGCGTTTCTGTATCCTCTTCGTAAGGAATACCCATTTCTGTATTAAAGAATGTCTTAACGCCAGCCGTCCCGAGTTTAGTCGCCTCTTCGTATTTATCTTGAAGTTTCCCCCAGGATGCCCAAGGCGAGCCAAACGCGTTCATGTGAAAGCTTCGGCAATTGTACTTCTTTAAATTCTCCGGCGCTTCCGCAATCCATTTGCCCTCTCGATACAGTTTCTTCCACTCGAACTCTTCGGATAGTGTTCCGCAATGATCACACGCCAAGTAGTACTTGCCTGTGTCCTCGTCTGCGTGGAATTTATCCCATGACGGATATACATATTCACCACAAGCAGGGCACTTAATATGCCATACCTCTTGCGTACCGCCTAGATACAATTTCTCTATCCGGCTGGTACCTTTGGCCAATGGCGTAGAGGCGTACACGTGCTTTCGATTGTAGAACGTATTAGTACGCTTTTCTGCTAGGCTCAAAGGGTCGCCTTCCGTGCCTGCTGATGCTGGATAGCGGTCAATTTCGTCCGCTAGTAATACACGAATTGGCCTAGATGCCAAATCTGCTGGGGCGTTCGCACCGACTAATGTCAGGTACCCACCTGGAAAGGTCTTATTCAATACCGTATTGCCACTGTCCCGAGATTTTACATCGGCCATTTTATCGTTCAGTACTTTTGTATCACGAATAAAGGGAGCAATACGAGTTTTGGAAAATTCTTTAGCTATATCTTTGGTTGGCTGCATGAACATAATTGGTGATGGAAAGTAGTCTATAAAATAACCCAACACATTTTTAATGAGCTGGGTTTTACCAATTTGCGAGCCTGTCATGTATACTATTTTTTCAACATCAGGGTCACTCACCGCATCAAGCATTTCCTTTTGATAGGGTGCTCTATCAGTAGAATACTTCCCTGGTTCGGCGCTATCCTCTGTGGAAAGCACCACGTTGGCGTTGGCCCATTCCGAAGCAGTAAACTTTGGTGGTGGCTTTAATACACTGGCCAATCCTTTGAATAGGTTGCATGTGTGTTTCAATCACCTTCACCTGCCTCGTCGTCATCTACGATGATATCATCGGACTCATCGTGGAACATGGTAGGGTCATATTCCGACAATTCTGTTAAGCATTCATTCACCTCATCAAGAAGTACATCTTGAATAACTAACAGATTCGTCTCCCCTAACACTTTAGGTGCTGCTTTTAGTGGCAACGCCTGGAGCTTACTTTTAAAGTTATTCAACATTCGATTCATTACGGCTTTAACTGTGTTCGAGCGGTGCAATTCTCCATTCATGATCTTCAGTTTGTTTTCTTCAATCATCCGTTTAGTTCGAGTTAACAAAGTTCGTTCCGCATCATACCCGCCTTCACGTGCTTTCTTTTCGAGTTTACTTTCTCCAGTTTTATACGCAACAAAGGCTTGTACTGTTTTCGCAATGTTATACTGTCCGCGTTTTTCCTTTTCGAATATACCATCCTCAGTCAACTGCTGAACTCGTCGAGAGCTGATTCCGAGTACTTTTGCCACAATTTTAGATGATACTAATTCGTCAACAATGGATACGTTCGTCACAGTCTCGCCTCCTTTCAAAAGTTGACCGTTTTGAAGCCGAACAGCAGTTCGGAAAAATAACTAACTAGCTATTCCGCGGGGTTCGGATGACCCACGCAAAATATTTTTCATTTGGAGTACCTTATAGGCCCCCTATTGAGGCTGAGGCCCTAGCCCCCATACATGCCCCCTCGCCAGTGCTGTTTGCGTGAATGTTTCATCATATCTTTAGCAAAGGCTTTGGCTTTGCAATTACCTTTACTGCCAAGGACAATAGCATTAGCAGTACACTTATTACGTTTGTTATGTAAACAATCTTTAATATGGCATGTAATATCTGTCATACTATTCTCTCCTTTCTGTTGGCAGTTAGATTCTATTTTATTTGTAGGCTTAATCAATATCACCATAGGATGGTAGTAATTTGTTATAGTTAAGTACTCAAGGAAATCTCTTACATTATGTATTGGTTGTAGTTAAACAAGGCTATTATATTTTATGTCCAAGCATCTCAAAGGTGTCGCGAATTTATTTTGATATAGTTTGTTATTTGAAAGGATTACATTTGCATTACGAACAGGTACCCCCCATGATGATATTGATTAAACCTGCATAATACAAAAGGACGCCAAGTACATCTGGCGTCCTTTTCTTATTCACTTCCTGTGAAGTTTCCCAACTTTCACACCTACAGTATACCACATGTCGATGTATCGTTTTGTATCGTTTTGTATTGTCAACGCTATTTCAATCTAGCACGTATACGCCCTACCTCTACTAGGGCCCTATCGTGTAGCTCGCCACGTACTCTTGCCTCGCTATAGAATAGGATACCTGCTAGCTCTTTCCAACTCTTCCCCTGTACGTAGCGCTCAGTCAGTAAGACCGCCAACTCATTCGGCCGTACTTGGCTAATCACCCAACGGACTTCTGCCTTAATGGCTTTTAACCTTTCTATTTCCTTTCGTTGCAGTTCGACACATTGCTCAATACCCGCTACTATACCGGATAAATCGCCGCAATGCCCGCCGGATATCCTATCCTTGCTGTAGTCCGTGGCGGACAAGGTATCCGCCTTACGTTCTATCTGTGCCTCAATATCACGCTTAATTGAATCTATGCGGTCATCAATTCGTAATATTTGTTGCATATACTCTTTATCGGTCACTCTTCCGCCCCCTTGCAATATCTCCATATCTCGTACAGTTTGTATTGGTCCTCGTGCTTGCGGCTCACTGTCCATGGACTTTTACCTTCAGCATACACAAGTGCGTTACCCGTGCCGCCCCATACATCATCAATACGATAGAAATGCCTATGATACCAATGCTTATTGTCATTTGATACTAACACGCAGTCACCTTGTTTAAAGTGTTCCATTCCCCATCACCTCATTGATGTATCTATCCAAATACCACCGTGCTTTTTTTAGATCTTCGAGTTTATCACCCTTGTACCCGGCACGTGCAATATACTTGATGACATTGCCAAGATGATATGGGAGTTGTTGATCTTCGATAAAGTCAATCACTTCAATCTTACCTCTGGTGTAATGTGATGGATGATTTACGGCATCGTGCTTAATATTGCCATACAGTTTATCCTTATCTTCAACAGTTGGTACATAAACAGTTAACTTTTTACTGTCTTCGGTGTGTCTTTCTTCTGTCTTTTTACTGTCTATCTTCTGTCTATCTTCTGTCTCTTTACTGTCTACTGTAGTCATGTTTGCTTCCTCCTCAACTTCCTTCTTGGATTTATGACAGAATTTAATTGCACAATCAGGGCAATATTTACGGGGCCTGCCCTGTGGCTTTCTAAAATATTCAAACGGCTCCCCGCATCCTTCGCACTCTCTAACTTCTAATTTAGTACCGGCCGGCGGAGGCGTCATAACTTCCATGCACTCCGGACAATAATCTTCCGAAGTTTTAACCGTAAACTTCGTGCCACACTTTCTACATTTTTTTTGCATGATACTTTACTCCTTGTACAACTCTTTACGATATTTAATGGCTTCAAGTAGCGCATCTTGCCCTACTTCTTTACGCTCCAATGCTCTCATCACTTGCTCGTCCATCGTGCCTTTTGTTACTAGATGATGAATAATGACTGGTTGCGTTTGGCCTTGCCTATGAAGTCTTGCGTTAGCTTGTTGATATTGTTCTAGGCTCCAAGTTAGCCCATACCACACGATGATGTTGCCACCTGCTTGTAAGTTCAAACCGTATCCAGCCGATGCGGGATGGGCCAGTAACATTTGAATGTTTCCTTTGTTCCACTCAGCTACATCATCGTCGGTCTTTAATTCAACCGCTTTCGGAAAGGCTTTTTTAATCGCTTGTAGGTCATGTTTGAAATTGTAGAATACTAACATCGGTTTCCCTTCATTCGTTTCTACTAATTCTTTTAACCGCTCCACCTTCTCATTGTGGACGATAATTGTTTCACCTTCATCGGTATAGATAGCCCCATTGGCCAGTTGTAATAATTTACCAGCCAAGGATGCTGCATTGAGTGCACTTACATCGTCATCATCAACCAAGCTTAAGACATGATCACGTTCCATTTCTTTGTAAAGCGCCCATTCTTTGGGATTCATTTCCACTGTGATGACATTTTCGATACGTTCGGGCAATGTTAGATAATCTTTAGCTTTTAAGCTCATACAGATATCTTGCATCTTACCAAATATCGCAGTATCTCCGCCGGGCAGTAATCGGTAGCTATACACGATATGCCCGTTTGTTTTATCTGGTTTAAAATAACGATTGCGGTACTCTGTAATTGTTTTACCCAATCGGTCTCCGCCATCTAGCAAGTACATCTGCGCCCATACATCCATTAATGTATTCGGTGCCGGTGTACCTGTTAGAATCACTACTCGTTTGAAGAAAGGCCTCATCTTACGCATAGCCTTAAACCGTTTAGCCTGCGGATTCTTAAACGATGAACTTTCATCGATAACAAGCATGTCAAAAGGGAACGTCTTCTTACAATAGTATTCATACAGCCATTGCACATTCTCACGATTCATCACATAAATATCAGAATCGCTTTGAAGGGCTTTGATGCGATCCTTTTCAGGACCTAGCACAGATGCTATCTTCAAACAGCTTGTTTCATTCCATTTGTTAGCCTCTTGCATCCAGGTCGATTCGGCTACTTTCTTAGGTGCGATAAGCAGCACTTTCTTAATATCGAATTGATCATACATTAACTGCTCGATAGCGATTAATGTAGAAACGGTCTTGCCCAATCCCATATCAAGTAACAGTCCATAGTGTGTATGGTCAATGATTCTTTGAATTGCTATCTTTTGATATTCGTGTGGATGAAAGTCCATAAATCGCCCTTCTTATATCATCAACAAACAATGTAGCCCCTAATTTGCCGGTAACTACGGAAACGCTGGCACCCAGCTTTCGCATCCGTTCTATCTGCACGCGTTGATTGGGCCTTAATCGCCCATTCTCGTCCTTTAGTTCAGCGAACACGACTAGGCCACCCGGTAAGATTATAATTCTGTCCGGCACGCCATCATTTCCAGGTGATACGAATTTCATATATATGCACCCCAGATTTTTGAGTTGATTCCCCAACCAACGCTCGATGTCTTTTTCCATGTTCTCACCTCATTCTCAATAAATAATCGGCAACAGGCCTCAGCCTATATAAAATCTGGCTTCATCGGGGTTGTGTTGCCGATGTTTTGTTTTTTTTTCTCGTATATATATATACGCGTATTCGTGTTTTTCACGTGTATACGTATACAAGCACTTATTCATATATTTATTATTTTTAATTAACAGTAAATAATAGAAAACATCGGCAACAAATTGTATTTAAGATAGATAACAACTACGCCAAACGTGTTGCCGATTTTGTTGCCACATGTGTTGCCGTTGCCGATTTTTTAACTTATATCAAAGTTCATCGATGTATAGGCTTGTATAAAAACTATTTCGATGTATTTCGATACTTAAAAATTAGCTAATCGGCAACAAAAATCGGCAACACGATTATTTACGATTTTTAACTATCATTTTTGCCTTATTTTGGAGTGTACTGTCCTCCCTTATAAACGCTCTTTGCACGCCATACATCTTCCCAAATCGCATTTTACCAACGCTCTTTGAATAAGGGCTCCACCCTTTTATGGATTGCAAGATATCAATGATTTCTCTCGCCTTTGCGTTCTGCAGGTTCTTCCTGTCCCCCTCCATCACTTCACACCATATCTCAAGGGCACACACCCGCTCCCGCTGCACTGAACCACAATGATCGTCATCGCCATAGTTCCTGATATAATCGCGTCTATCAAAGATATCTAGCGACTCCCAATTTTCAGGGAGTAACATCTCAAGATATTCTTCAATAAGGCCTACGAGTTCACCACCTTCTGTATGGGATAATTGAATTCTTAAGGCTTCTTCCTCAAGGTCTCCCTCGAGTACTAACGATTCACCGTTAGACCAGTAATAGTAGGCCTCCGCCCATAATTGGTCGATGTCATCTTGCGTTATGTCCCAGGCGTGTTTCGTCTTACGATCTTTGTCGCCTGTGATTGGCCAGAATCGGCGGTTACCTGTACGGTCTTTGAGGAACATCAAATTATTCGTGGAACCGGCGAATACGCACTGGCGGGGGGACTCTTCGGGGCGCCCGCCCTTGGGGGGACTGGACCGGGCCGAGGGAACGGTGGT